GTTCGCATAATGTTCGGAACGTTTGGTACTAGAAAGGTTTTAATTGATAATTCTTCATGATAACCATAGCTATATGCGAACGATACTTTTGCTCGCCACATCATTAGATTAGCCTGCGTTCTTTCATATCCTAATATCTGACAAATATCCGTCCACATCATGCCGTGAAAATTATTTGAAACATAATATCTGACAAATATCTTCTTGAATGTTTTATCAATATGTTGAATAGCTTCAACCATGACTTCCAATTCAGCCGATCGATCAATCCGCTTTATGGCTTTATCTTCAGCTGAATTAAATGAATTTCCACCTTTTGGCATATCAGACCAAATACTTGACTTTAAATCATCAGTTGAACTGCCACTATACATAACTAATTTATCAAACTTGCTTAACTGGGATTTTCCAGTTCGTGTAAAGAATGACGTGACATTATTGGCTGACGATTCTTCGTCAATATTATTCAGATTTAATTGTTTGTCAGCCATTGAAACTCCTTTCTAAATAATATTTAATACTATTTAATTCGTTGCCTTGTGGTTATTAGACGCTGGTATAAAGTCAGGAAAGGTAATAAAATTTTCTGAATCAAATATATATCCCAGTAAAGCCGTTTTTAAAGTTAGTTCTTTAGTATGAGATTCACAAAAATACTTTAATTCATTTAACCAATTAGCTATATATTTAGGAATAAATACAGGTTCGTGAATATACACCGGTTGTTCTTTCAAATTATCTGGCAATGTAGTATCAATCAAAACCTCATGACGTGGATAGGCTGGATCCATACTTAAACCCTTTTGTAAAATGCCTACTTTTTTAAATGCCATCAATCTACCTCGAGTTCATCTTGTCTAAATTGAATATAAACAGCTGCTGTCTGATTGACACCATTAGACAAACGCTCGATTTTTGATAGATTATCTTTTAGTGGGACTTCTAAAGTTAACTTGATCGCTCCATTTTTAACTTGAATCTGGTCATAAGAACCAACTAAAGATAATCCGTTAGCCTTGCTTTCTGTTTGTGAATTGCTGTCTACTGGTACTAATTCAAAATTTTCCATTATTTAATTCTCCTGATAAATATTTTTATTGCGTCATAACCGGCATTGAAATGTTTTCTTGCCCTAGTTACCACGATCAGGTTGTCGTCTAGGATCACACCCGCTTTAACTAATTCGTCTTCTAAAGCCTTGGCCACATTATCTAGATCCGACTTTGCGTGTTTAGCACACCAAAATTCAAAGGAAAATTCGTATTCTTCTGTGTTTTCCATTTCTGCTTGAATTGCTGGCCAATCGGGTTTAGTAATTTCTAACCATCTTTTTCTAAATTCTGTATATCTTTTGGGATAATACGGGTGGCCGTATCTTGGTATTTTAGGTCTAGATGCTGGAACGGCTTTGATTTTATATTCTTTAGCGAACACGCTTCTCTTGCCTTTCCAATAAAGCCTTTTTCTTTATTTCTAATTTGGTAATGAAGTGAACAAATTTATCCTTCTCTTCTTTTGACTGAGCAAACTGAAAATCAAACTTATATCCATTGATGCGCTGGTCTATTCTTTTAATTTGATTACGGATAATCATGAGCTGTTAGCCTTCAATCTTTTTAAGGCCTCTAAGGCTTGGTCATTAGAAACATGGTCACTATTGTTATCTGAATGGTCGTAATCAATCGCAATTTCTTTTTGTTTGACATCAGCCTGCTTGTACTCCCATTTGATTGTGTTGTTCAGTCTTTCATCAAAGCGGCCGTTAAAGATCGTTTCCGGTCTTAGAAACTGTTCGTATTCAGCTTTGCCTTTCCAATGTGAACAGGCTCGATCGATTACGGTCTTTAGGTCTTCAGGACTAAAACCTTCGTTTAGTCTGGCGATGATCGGTTTGGTGTTCTTCTTTGCTAGTAGATTGAACTTTCGATTGCTCTGTTGATTGAAATAATTCAGAGCCTTTTTAGCAATCGTGATATTTGGTGATGATAACGAGTCAGGCTTGCCTGACATAATGTCTTTATCTGTATCTGATTCTGTATCTGTATCTATTGCGTGACTGTCACGTGATGTCACGTGACTACTTTCCAATGAAGAAGGAAGTTGAACTTTTTTTCTTTGCCTTTGCTTTCTGATACGATTCTGTTCTCTAACTCTTTCCATGCCATCGATGTTTTGGTGCTTTTCCCAATTAGTGATGGCAATCACACCATCTTGGCCGATGTCGATCATATTGAATTTATTCAGGGTTGTAATTGCTAAGCGGACAACGTTTAAAGGCTTATTAAACAAAGTAGCTAACATCTCATCGGTATAAGGCATGTTTCTTTGAATATAGATAAGGCCATCGTCATTGGTCTTACCGGCAAGAACTAATAATCTAATCCAGATAATTAAAATCGAATCGGATTCGGGTACAGATTGGATAAGACGGATCTTTTCGTCATCGAACATCGTAGTTTTAAGTTTTATCCAATGTATCTCTGCCATTTACAGCTCCTTAAAACGGCAAGTTGTCCATTACCGGATCACCGGTAGTCTGATTTTCTAAAGCCTGATCGACACCTTGGTTGATTGACGCTGTATCATCTGTATCTGCTTTGGGACGCATTTCTCCATTTGGCTGTGAAGAGGCTTGCTTAGGATTGTACTGACTGATATTGGCAAAATACTTCCCAGCGTTCTTCCCTCTAGTAACTTGACGCCAGCCAACTTGAACATTGATCTGTTTATTAATCACCGCTTCAGCGACCGGGTTTAAGCCATCGCCTTGAAAGCTGTAGTTATCAGATTTTCCGTTTGGGTCCACGGCGTTTAACAAGGCATCAATTTTCCAAGCTGCTTTTTCCGTATTGTAAAAGCTGTCAAAAGGAATCAGTTCCCCCTCATGTTTGCCATCTAATATCTGGTAATTAAGCGTCATCGTATCAGCTGCTCCGTTCTGGCTCTTTTGAGCTTGGTAATCTTCTAGAATGGTTACGTTGTATCTGCCACCTTCGTTTAGATATCTATTACCCTGTCCGTTTTCAATATGGTGTGTAAAACTCATGATGCTTTCTCCTCTGTCTTTTCTTCTTTAACTGTTTCAAATAAATTTTCTGGTAGTGTTTCTAAGCGGTTATCCAAGCGATTTTTAGCATAAGTCTGCTGGTCGGATGCTAATTGAATCGATCGTTTGCCTTTGACATTAGTAATTCTGCCAACAACATCGAATAATCCTAGAAAACTGTTTCTGGCAATTTCGTTTTTAATTGATGGCATAAAGCGGGTCAATTTGCCTCCGACTGGATCGGTTTCGTCTATCACTGATTCCCAAGCCGTAACGTAAATCGTCTTGCCAGTTTCCCTTAATAGATTGGCCAATTCGGCAAAAAAGGATTGCAGTAAGGGATAGATATCGTAATTACTCTTGCTGGACTTTGAATAGATCTCTAAGATCTCTGAATAAAGAAAACTGACGTTATCTAAAATCAAGGCATCGACTTTTTCGTTAAAACCGTAGCTTTTAATGAACTTGGGAAGAAATACATTTAAAGATCGTTTTTCGTCACTGTTCATTTCATAGATCTGGGTGTTATTAAAGTCTTCAATCACATGGTTTAATGACATATCAAAGGGCAGTAAGATTTTGTTTCCAGGAATATAAGAAGCCGTTGTCGTCTTACCAGTTCCGCCTTCCCCATAGATCAAATACATATCGCCTTTGGTGGTGTAGTCTTTTGCGTTAATAAAAGCCATCGAATCCTCCTTTAATCAAACTTGACCCTGCTTTGTTTTTCATAAACGACTACCCCGTCAAGATCTTCTTGAATAACATCACCAAACTTCTTTTTAAGCTGGGTCGGTGATTTCAATACAAAGGCGTCTAAGCCGTATTTTTTATAAAAGTTATTTTTTATCTGATCGTTATCCCCATTTAGTAATTGCCGATTGGCTTCAGTCAGATGAATGTGGACAAACTGCGATCCATTGATTAAACGTTTCTTTGTTTCGTCTTCAACGTTTTTGATTGGATTCTTTAAGGCTTTGATCGTATAAGCAATGCTTTCCAGATCTTCGTTGCTTAATTCAGAAATGAAAGCTTTGCTTCTTAGTTGCGATACGTTGGCAACTTGGCCAACTTCGTCAATAACTCTAATTTCGTTACTCATGCTATAATTACCTCGTGATTTTCTTAATTCTTCCGATTGCAGTCGGAAGTTTTTTATTTGTATGAAAGTTTGTATCCTTTAATTTCTTTGCCGGTTTTCAAAGCATAATTAATGTTTCTGTGAAATACTTTGTTAGCTTTTGAAACCGATTCGATTTCAACCTGTTCACCTGTTTCTAAATAAGTGGCTATTATTGGTCTTTGTTGTTTTTTAGCTTTATCTAACGAAGCTTTGAAAAGATCAAGACCCTGTTTTAAGCCTTTGGCTTTATGCAAAATCTTTTCTTTGCTTTCTTCTTTAGTGAAGCTGTTAAGCCTAATTGTTTCCATCAGTTATCGACTCCTTGGAAAAATTCTTTTAAAGTCATACCTGATAGTTTCCATTGCACGATTGCCATTCCAATAAGTGATACGCAAATCCCTGCCACCGCTCCGGCTGCTAACATCGTGAGTTCTAGATTTAATACGTTCATTTGTTTGCCTCGATTCTTTCATCCATTCTTCTAACGATTAAGTAATAAAGATCGAATGGCATTTCTTCGCTGTCTAAAACAGCCTTTACAGTGTTCCTCATGTCTTTTAATCCTTTCAGATAACTAGGATTGTGACTCGTTGCCATCCGATCGATCTCCTTTTCATGTTTAAGAAATTTCATTGCTTATTCCTTTCCAGATATTTATCAATATCTTTTACCTGCCAACGTGGATGCCCGTTGACTAATATCGATGGAACTTTTCTAAAAAAATCGTATTGAGCATTATTGGCATGCTGCACATGAAAATAAATTTCTGATGCTTCATCGATTTTCAATAAAGATCTAGAATTTAAATTCCTAAGATCTCGCATATAGTTCCCTCCTTTCTTTTTTTCTCGAACCTAG